GCGGGCCTGCTCGACCTCTTCGAAATTGACGCCGAGCCGGGCAGCGCGCTCGTTCAGGTGCGCCATCTCGCTGGCCAGCAGGTCGGCCTCGGTGACCCCCTGCCGGAGTTCCCCGTCATCTACCTGCGGGTGAGCAGGGTGGCTGTCCAGCCACTCCATCTGGACGGCAAGCTTGTCGAGGACGGCCTCAGCTTCCTGGCCCCCTTCGACGGCGATCTTCTCGGTAGCAGTTCCCGTGGTCTTGCCGCCGCGCATGTACTTGGACAGCCCGGCCCACAGGTCTTCCTCCTGCGCCTGCGTCGGCGGGACGATCTTCATGCCCGGCGCGGGCAGCGGGTAGCCGCGCGGCGCGTCGGAGATCTGGCCCTGGCGCAGTGCGCCCGTGACGTCCTGCAGCCCGTACAGGTCGGCGAGGTTCTGAGCCGGGTCGACAGCCGCCGCCTTGCGGCCCTTCTGCGGCACGAACTGGGCGTTAACCTCCGACAGCAGCTGCTCGGCGGCCGACAGCCGCCCGAGCCCCTGCTCCAGCGCGCGGGCGTCGACCGCGGCCAGCGCGAGCGAGTTCTGGAAGCGGCCGATCGCCTCGGCGGAGACAGCCGTCTTGCCGCTCAGCGCCGCCATGGACTCCGAGAGCGCGCTGGTGTCGTCAACCTGCTCGCGCACGGGGACGGAGACAAGGTGCTTCTGCTCCCCGCCCAGCAAGATGGCGGTCTCGCGCTGCAGGTCGGTCAGGGTCTGCTGGTTAGACTGCGGCACCAGGTTGACGGTCTGCTGCCGGTACATGCTGACCAGCGCGGCGATCTGCTCGGCGCGGGCGATGCCCATGTCATCGAGCCGCTGGTACAGGTCAACCAGCTTGACGAACGCGCCCTGGTACTCCGCCAGCCCCGAGTACGCCTCCTTGACGGCTGCGGCGAGGTCGACCTTCGGGGCCTCGATCGACAGCGGCGCGTGCACCGTCTCGGCACTGACCGCCTGGGACAGCATGCGGTTGATCGCGGCGTAGTCGATCTCAGGGCGGACGTTAACCGGCACGGTCTCGCGCGCGCCAGCGAGCGGGACGCCGCCCAGCCGGGTGGCGGACGAGATGATGTCGGTGGTCTCCGAGCGCGGCAGCGAGGCCAGCGCCGCGCGGTAGGCGGCCAGCTGCGACATCGCTTGGCTGTCATCGAGGACGGCCCTGGTGGTCACCGTGTCCGGCAGGCCGACAAGCGCCGCGTTGTAGGCATTGACCGTCGACAGCCCCTCGCCCAGGCTGCCCGCCGTCGCGTGGGTGCCCTGCAGCGCGTTGGCGTGCGCGAGCAGCATCTGGGTCTCGGCGCTGATGGCCGCGCTGCGGTCGCGGATGGCGGCCGACAGCGCCGCTGTCTGGGCGGTCTCGCGCTGCAGGAAGCCCAGGTACTGGTCAGCGGTCAGGTAGCCGGCGAAGTGAGCCTTGTTCTCAAGGAGCGCCAGCTGGTACATCTGCTGGCGGTAGGACATGGCCTGCTGGACCGAGGAGAAGCCGAGCCACCTCTGGCGGTTGAGCAGGGTGGTGTAGTTCAGCTCCTGGGCCATGTCACTCAGGTGCTGCTGCTCGTCCTGCCTGCCCCCGTAGAGGAGGTGGACGTTGGTCTGCTTGGCGGCGTTGGCGAGCTGGTTAAGGGCCTGCGCCTCCTGCTGGATGGACGTGATGTCCTTGGCGCGCGCAGCGGCGGCCTGGGTCGCGCCCGCCACCTCGGCTGCGGTCTCCGCCTTGACCGCGCCCTGCATGTCCTGCAGCGCGGCCTTGGCCTGCGCCGCGTCCCGCATCATGTCGCCGAAGTCACCGAGCTAATCCGATGGCCTTGTAGATCACGTACCAGTATTCCGGACCTTCATAAGCCATGGCTGGGCCTCACCCCCTCCCCGGAACAGGGGGCGGTCCGCCCATCATGGCCATGAACGCCTCGTAGCTGCCGGCCGAGTTGCTGGCCTCCACGCCCGCCTCCGGGTCGGCGGCCACCTTGCCGAAGCGCGGGTCGTCCTCAACCGAGTCGGCTACCTTCGGCCCGCGGATGCGGTCAAGCTCCTGCTCCTCGGCAGACTTGCCGCCGAAGATGTCGATGGACGCGGCCAGCTCGACCAGCGGGTTCTTCCCGCCGTGCTGCTTGGTGTCCACCATCGCCTGCGCTCCGATGAACTGGCACACCATCTTCACCTGCCACTCCGCTACCTTCAGCCGGGACCTGTGCTCCCGGTCGCGCCTGGCTCCCGCCGCCTCCAGGCACTGCCTCAGCCGGCAGACCGGGAGGTCTAGGACGTACTCGTCGGTCCATCCGTACTCGTGGCTGAGGACGTCGAACGCCGCCGCGAACGCCCCGGCGAGCTGATCTCCTGCGGGCTCGCCTCCGGCTCCGGCGGCTCCTTGTCCTGGCCAGTCGCCTGGAAGATCTTGAACGTGCGCTGGAGCTTTTTTCCCAGGGCCTGCAGCTCCGGCGACTCCTGCCGCACGATGACCTCAATCAGGTCGAGAGTGTCTTCCAGGTCGGGGTTGTGCAGCTCCTCGTTGAACCTGGTCCACAGCGCCTGGTTGGCCTCGTTCTCCTGCTTGGTCAGCTGGGAGGCGGGCTTGTCCACGATGCCGGACGGGCGGCACATCGACGCCAGGAAACCGATGGCCTCCTGCTCGGCGTCGGGAATGGACATCACCACGAGCATGAGCAGCTTCTGGGTGAACTCCTCGCCGCCGGCCGCGAAGTCCAGCCCGGACTGGGTGAGCGCGGGACCTGCCCCGTGGGTCAGCACGCGCAGCAGGCGGAAGAACTGACGGGTGCGCATCCGCACGATGTCAACCTCGAAGCCGGTGGACAGCTTGCAGGTCTCCGGCTGCGGGTCAATGCGGTCAAGCTCGCTGTCGTCCGGCATTGGCCCTCCACGGGGGCTCTCGGGGGTAGTGCCGGGACAATCGGCTACGTGCCGCGGTTGGTGCCCTTGTCTTCCAGGTCCGGGTTCTGCTGCTGCTCTTCCAGCGCCTCGCCGCCGGTCACCACGTTGTCCGGCTGCTCGGGCTTGTCCTCGTCCGGGGCTTCCACCCCGGCGTCCGGTTGGCCCTGGCCCATGGCCGCCGTGCCCGGCTGCGGCTCGACGCCCATACCGTCGTGCGCCGCGGCCTTGTCCTCGCTCTTCCTGCGGTGCCTGCCTGCCATCGCTCAGACCACCGTCCCGCCGCCGGCCCCGAAGGGCTCGGCCACGAACGCGCCGGTCTCGGTGCCGGGCAGGGACACCAGGCGGCCGATGGACATGCCGGCCGAGCCAGAGGTGCCGCCGTAGGCGGCCGGCAGCGCGGTGCCGACCTCGTTGACAGTGCTGAACAGCGCGCGGCCCGCGATGCTGCAGCTCAGGCCCGTCTTGTAGCTCGGGCCGGTGAAGTTGAACGGCTGGAACTGTACGCGATACAAGATGAAATCGAGCGTCCGGATCTGTCCGCCGGCGTCCTTGGACGGCACGCGGATTGCCAGCGGCTGGGTTACCTGGTTAATGCTCGCCAGGGTCCACAGCGGGATGGCGTAGTAGTCCGCGCCCGCGGCACCGGAGCTAGTGACGTTCGTGCCGGTGATGTAGGCGATCGTGCTGAAGGGGATGTAACCCTCTTCAATAGTCACGTTCGCGAAGTTGATCCAGAAGTGCTCGGACAGAACAACGTCGTCGCCGGTGTTCTCGAAGTTCCCCTGGTCCGTGCTGATGGTCCCGTTGCGGACGCCGTAGACGGTCGCGCCCTCCGCGCCGGTCGACCCGTTCAGGATGGCGGCGTGGCTCAGCGAGAAGCCCTCAAACGGGGTGCCGGCGTAAGTGTTGCTGGCAGTAGGCATGGCTAGCGTCGCCCTCCTGGTCGACCTGCGGTCACGCCCTCCTAATCGGTTCAGCCGCCGGGGTACGCCTTCGCGCAGTTCACCTGCTTGAAGGTGGAGTTCACGGCACCGAGGAACTGCGCCAGGAACTTCTGGGTCGCGGGGCTTTCCTTCATGCCGGTGGCGCTGTTGTTCGCCGCGGACAGGGCGAACAGCGTGTGCCACAGCGCCGTCTCCTTGGCCCTGATGCCGTTGGCAACACCGCAGTTGGCGAGCTGGGCCCTGTGCAGGGCGGTCTGCTGCTGGCTCAGCGTGGAAGCCTGGTTGCCGTAGCCGATGACCAGGATGCCGACGGTGACGCCGAGAGCGAGGGACACGACGGCGAGCGCCGTGGTTCCCCACCGCAGCCACCGGGTCCGCTGGCGGTACCCGACGATCTCATCGACCATCCGTTGCAGTTCGTGCGCAGCAGCTTCAGGCATCATTCACACCCTCGTCTGCTCAATCGCCCGCAACAGGAGGCTCGCTGCTACCTGATCCGCTCGCGTCACCTCGGCTGGCTCCCACCGGCCCTCAACCATGTCTTTCAACTGCTCTTCCAGGCTGGCCATCTCTATGGGCGTGATGTCACGGGCCTGGAACTTCTCCAGCAGGGCGTCCAACTCTTCCCATCCTTCGTGCGGCGAGTGCAAGATCTTGCTCACGTCGAATGCCACATTTCGCCAGAAAACGTCCATTTTGGATTCGAGGATCGCGACCCTGGACTCCTGAGCGGTCACCTCGCTGCGCAGGCCGCGAGCCTCGGTACGGCCCGCCTCGGCCAGGGTGAGCGCCTGCTGTGCGAGAGCGTGCGCCGCCTCAATGGCGGCCTTGGCCTCCTGCTGGGCCTTGACCTCTGCCTTCAGGTCACCCCGGGCATTACGGGCACGGGTGTAGAGGATGCCGAGGACCGCGCCGCCGCCACCCAGCAGCGCGCCCACGACGCCCAGGACGGCGATGGTGGTCGCGTTCACGAGGCTCAGACGTGCTGCATGTCCGCGAGGAGCTGCTGCAGGTCCAGTCCCTCCACGGTGGTGCCGTTGGCCTGCAGCCAGTCCTGCGTGACCACGGCCCACGCCTCCTCGGCCGCGTTGGCCTGGAAGTTCACGGTGGCCGGCTGGAGAGCGCCCCAGGTGACGTACTCCAGCGGCGCGTCCCCGCTGCCAAGGCGGCGCTGCAGGCAGATAGCATGGCCGCCGATGGAATCCGCCGACGGGTCCCAGGTCCACGGCTGCTGGCCGGCGAACTCGGTCTCCATCTGCTGCTGGACGTTGATGCCGACGTACACCGTGCCGAAGACGTCGAGCACCTGGCCGAGCAGCACCTCGTCAGCCGGGTTGCCGAACGCCGCGTAGCCCGCCACCTGGTGAAGCCTGCCGGCCTGGTCGGTGATGCCGGTGGACTGCTGGTCGGCGAGCACGTCCTGCATGACGCAGCCCTGGTCGGTGTCGGGGTTGCCCGGCACGTAGCCGCCGACGCGCGAGTACACCGCCTGGATCTGGTCATCGGCGAACAGCGCCTCGTGACTGCCGGCGTACTGGGTCCACGCGCCGTACATGTGGCCGATCGCCGCGATGGTGCAATCGCCCAGCTGGTCGTTGAGGTACACGGGCCAGCTCTGCACCGCGCTGGCGCGGTCGACGTCGGCAGTCAGCGGCACCGGCGGCAGCCCGGACCGGGACAGCGCCGTCCTCGGGTCGAGGTACTTCTCCAGGGTCAGCCTGCGGCGGCCGGGGTCGGGGCGACGCCGGCCGTACTTGCCTGCCTGCCGTGGCATGCTGCCTCCAGACATGACGAAGGGCGAGCCAAACCTTGGCTCGCCCTTCTAATCGGGAGGGTGCTAACGGCGCATTCGAGGACGTCGATTACGCGCCTGCGTCAGCCAGTCCACCCAACGGAGGTTTCCTGGCGCGTAGTCCCCGTCGTTGTCCTCCCGGTCAAGCGACATCCCTGGAGGACATGACCCCAGCTCCTTCTCCACGTATTCGATGAAGAACCTCGGATCGTGGAATGCCTCGTGCACGCGGATACCTCTGGCTCCGTACCAGCGGTAATTAGCGGCGGCCGGGTTGTAGCAGCGGTTCATCATTCCCGACCAGTGGCTGAACAACGGGTTCTGGGTTGCCCCACCCCACCGGGCCGTGGCCTTATTCCGCTCGGCAAGCTGCTCGCGTCTAATGCACCCGCACGATTGAGTGCGCCCGTGAACAAGGTGCTTGACCAGCGCTGTTTTAGTGCCACCACACGAGCAACTGCACAGCGCAGCCCTCGCACCGTGCAGTTGCTCGTCGGGGTTAATGACGGTCAGCCTGCCGAACTGCTGACCTGCTTGCACTGTGAGCTTCACAACGCCAAGTATAGGACACTACGGCGTCAGAAACCCGTAAGCACCCGTCGTAGGGAGTCCACGCGCTGTAACCACCCTGGGCTACCTCCTGTGCGAACGCCTGGTTCTGCTCTGCAATCGAAGCGTTTTCCGGTAGTCCGCTGTGCCCGAGAGCCTGCCACGTGCTCGGCAGGAACTGGTAGAGGCCGCCGGCTCCGGAACTGGGGTTGACGGCGCGGGGGTTTCCGCCGGATTCGCGGGCGATGATGCAGCTCTGCATGGAGCCGCTACCGCGGTAGGTGCCGGAGACCGAGGTCACCACGGCCCCTGACGAGTGGTGGTAGGTGGGCGCGGGGTCCTCGCTCTGGTGCGAGACGTAGTGCACCGGCGAACTAGCCTGCGGACTTTCCGGCGACCTTCCCATCAGGCCGTACCTGTCGGCGACGGCCTGGGCGGCAGCCTGGCAGGCGACCTTGAAGACCTCCCCGGCGTAGATGAGGTCCGGGTTCGGGACGCTGTTGTTGTAGGCCAGGGCCCAGTAGTCGCCCGCGTCCCCGCAGACACGCCCGGCGATGAGGGCCAGCGTGTCACCAGGACGGACGGTGTAGCTGAGCTGTGCGGCCAGGCGCGCGTGGGCGGCCGGGGCAGCCGGGATGACATGCGCGTCCTCGGCCGCCGGCTCCTGCACAACGGATACCGTGTGCGGGGCCAGGGGAAAGGCAGCGACAGCCGCTGCCCCGAGGAAAGCGGGCGGAAGGAGTGACGCAAGACGTACTGGCATAGATGTCTCCTGAGCCAGGCGTCGCGCGCCGCTGCCGGCCCCCTCCGGCGGTGCGTCCCAGGGTCAGGGAGACACGGGCGTTCGGCCGCCGGGCATGCTAGCGGTCAAGGTGCGGGTCAGGTGACGCTAACACCAAGATCACGAAGCCCGCAGGAGAACCGTCAGAACATAAGGCGGGTGACGCCCCGGGACGGGCGGGGCTCGACTAGCAGCGCCTGGAGCCGCTTGGCCAGATCTCCGGGCTTGACGTATCCCGGCCAGCGCCCGTCATCGAACAGGTGCACGCTGTTGGCCGCGTACGCCGCGTCCACGTACTGCGAGCAGATCATCCGCCGGGTCGAGTCGATGTACCCGCGCAGGCCGGGGGCCGGGACGTGCAGCCCGTGCAGGATGAGCGCGCCGTAGTCGAGGAACCCGTACCCGACATCCTGGTGAGCCAGCGCCCACTCCGTGATGCCGGTGCGCTGCGTGCCGGTCAGGTCAATCAGCCCGGACGACCACAGCGAGCCCGGGAGCACGGCTGGCTGGCACGGCAGCGCCTTCCTGCCGTGGCCATCCGGGTAAGTGCTGACCGTGTAGCCGAACGGGCCGTCGGCATCGGCCCTGCCCACGTAGATCTCGGTATGGTCGTAGAACTGGAAGCGGTCGCCGTCGAGCCACTGCCCGATGGTGACGCCCACCCCTACGGGGCCGCTGATGGGGACGCAGCAGAAGTCACCCGGGCGCGGCTGAGCGACGACGACGGGGGCAGGCCAGGCAGGGGCGGCTCGGTAGTGCACGCGCGGCTAATCGGACGCCTTGTGCACCTCCAGCAGCCATTCGATGCCCGCCGTGTGCCCTTTGATCTCCCGGCATGCCCCGCCGCCCTCGGGGAAGCACCTGTGCCACAGGTGGCGGCGCATCCGCTTGGTCCGGCCGATGATGACACTGCCCTCGGCGTGGGGGGGGCGGGGCCACAAGTGGTGAAAAAAAGCCGCCCGCAGGGCCGCCACCG